ACATACATTGATGCTGCTGCATACATGGCGATAGCCGGTGAATGTAAATTTGAAGATGATGGAGAAGATTGGAAAGATGGTTACGATAATTGGAAAAAGAATAACAAATGAGAACTACACAGCCACCACTGTTCTCACCTGAAACAGAATGGGTTATGCCTGATGAGCTTAAGGACCTAACGCATTATAAAGAAATAGCCGTTGACCTTGAAACGTATGACCCAAACTTAACTATAAGTGGATCGGGGAGCGTGGTTGGTAATGGACACATTGCTGGTGTAGCGCTGGCCGTGGAAGGT